AGGCCATCCAGACTAAGGAATACGACAAGGATACCCTTGAGTATTTCAACAAGCAGCTTGATGAAGCTCAAAAAGCTGGACGCATTGACCATCTCGGTAACTTGATTGAACACCGCTACCAAGACCACAGAGATGACGAAGATGATGTTGGCACTGACTACATGCAGTATGGTGGCAAGCGTGGCGAGAAATCGCTGCGTGAGATTCGCAATTATGTCGAGATTCACACCCCCGCCTGGAAGAAAGGAGGTCAGAGTCGTTTTGGTGAACTTACCAAAGGCTCTCAACTCCGTTTCATCAACCAGCAGGCTGAATTCCGCAGACATCTTGCAAAGCTCCATCCTGTTAATGTTACTGCCGCCCCTCAAGACCGCGTTCCCGAAGTTACTGTTTCCACTGTTGCTTCCGCTCCTTCACCTGTTCGTGAACCCGAATCCATGCTGAAAGGATCGTCCTTTGTTGACGTTTCCAAGATTCAGCGTTGCATTTTCGGAGTGCACCTTGGTGAGAAGCGTATCTGTTACGCCACCTATGCCGAAGGTTTCCTTTGGATGCCCCGACACACTCTTACTTCAGATGATTTGGCCCACTTGTCGTTCGTTAACCTTCACAATCCCTTGCTACAGCTCTCTGTGGGTCCTGCCCGCACAGTTGCTAATGCTGATTGTTTGATCATTCCTGTTCTCAAGGTTCAATTGAACAACAAAGATGTTGCCATCAAGACTGCCCTGTCCGCTGATAAGATTCTCGATGCCCCCGCTGTTGTTACCCAGGTATTCTACACTTTGCCTGACCTTAAAAACCTTTCCACTGGAAATGTTGCTAACGTGATGCCCCACTCCCACACTGATCCTGTTTCTAAGCAGACGTATAACACTTTGATGATTAACGTCACTGCTTCAACTCCTATCGGTGAAGGAGATTGTGGTCTACCCTTGGTGAATTCCCGTACCGGTGGAATCGTTGGTTTCCATTGTGTTGGCCCGTCCCACGATCTGTCCATACCTTTCAATGGATGTGTTGCTATGAAAACACTCCTTGATACTCATATTCGTCCCACGGTTCCTTTAAATGGAGAACCCCCGGCCTCGAGTCAGTAATGGCTCGCGCTGCCGGGGAACGTTCTTTCACCAGTCTCGCCCCAGAGATTAACTTCTTCCCCAAACCTGAAGTCGTGAAAGAAAACTATATTGTCATTGGCGAGTCCACATTTCGCTATCCCCAGAAAAATGACTTCGAACCTTCGACTTACTACGAGCCTATGCGTAAGTTTGTCAGTGGTAATTATGCTCTCTCAGATGTTGATGCTATGAATGAAGTGGTTAAAACCCATGAAAAATATGCATTTGTCTGCGATTTGCGTGATTCTGCTTGGTTAGATGTCAATGTCCCCAAAGCCTTTGACACTATGTTCCACATTTTCGCCCCTGCCCTCAAAGCTCCCATTTTGTCTGTTCCCCAAACTGTAGATCTACTCGATACCAAGAAAGGGTCAGGTTTCGGCTGCAGTGGCACCAAAGGTGCTGCTTGGGCCCATGACCCTCTCCTCTGTTCTTATTGTGTAGATCACCCGTCCGATTGGAATGATACCCTCCCCGTTTGGGTTTGCTCTGGCAAACTCGAGGTCCGGTTGACTTCAAAGGACTGTCGTTGTTATCTTATCTGTCCCTTGTGGCTACAGATGCAACTTCAGCGCTTTTGTAAAGGTCAAAATAACCAGTTCCTTGAGTCTCGCTTCAAGCTCCCTTCCGCAGTTGGTATGAATCTCCCGTACGAGTGGCCTAAGCTCCATGCCCATTTGCATCGTTATTCTACACCAGGTTTTAAAACCAAGTATTTCCAGGGTGATATCGAAAAATTCGACTCCACCCAGTACCGTGCTTTTTATCACCTGATTTGCAAACTTAGAGCCCACGGCCTGCACCTTGGTGGTGCCGCCAAAGCTGAATTTGAATCTCTTTACTATAACATTATCAACCGTGTCGTAGTGTTGCCCAATGGGTCTGTCGTCTTTACTAAAGATGGTAATCCTTCTGGGTCTCCTAACACCACAACCGACAACGGTATGGTTCACATTGCCATGTTGTTGATGTGTTGGTTTAAAGAATTTAACACATTTTCTGGTTTCGTCTCCTTTTTGGACCGAACCGGATATGTTGTTTTTGGCGATGACTGCATCGCAGCAATAAACTGTCCTGATGATGAACGCTTTTTTGCCAAATTACCCGAACTTTGGCGCTCTCTTTACGGAAGCAATTTCGTGACGGAGATCGTCGATGATTGGAGTAAGGTACATTTTTTGGGCGTTTCTCCCCTTAGCTCTCAGCCCCCTTTTTGTTATTTGACCAAACCTTATGACATAGATCGCCAGCTCACGAATCTCGTTGAGAAGGGACGTGATCCTGTCCGTTTTGATCCCCTTGTAGAAATACAACGCGGATTAGCGCACAGAACACTTTTGTCCTTTACTTATCTAGATGATCGTCACCAGGAATTGCCTATGTTGAAGATGTGTATTGACCGCATCTTTGAGGACTATGAAGAAATGTTGTCCGGGAACCCTATGTTCTCCAAACTACTAGATCTTCACAAGCTCTCAGATGCCGACTTTGCTCATCGTTTGATCAATGATGATTCGATCAGTTCCTTACTTGAGTCCCCCAGCGACTTCTGTGTGCCCAATGTTTCACCATCTGGGTTCCTTGACTCCTATCGCCCCGTTCAGATGTTGGTTTCGAATGAAAGAAATCGCCAACAAAAGAAAGTTATGTCTACTCTTTCTTACCGTGAATGGTGTCAAGAACACACCGCAAAACTCGCTGGCCTCTCGAAGGCCGAGAAGAAGACGCGTTATGCCTCTTACTTACAATCCACTGCTACTCGTGCTGCCGTCCCTAGCCAGGTCCGCACCACATCCGCCAAGAAGTCTAAACCCTCTGGCGTGCTCCAACCTATTGGTATTTCCGGCTCCGCCCCTGCGTCTACCACTGGGAATTCTACCTCAAGAGTCAATCAATGGTCGGCTACTAACTATGCTTCTGCACTACATAATTATGCAATGTCTCTCGGTAATCCTTGGAATCCTACGTATAACGGCGCTAAGGTCGTCTCTACAATGGCCGAGGACTCATCCGTGGTTAATGTCGTGCAGTATTTTACTGCTGGTTGCCCTACCACTCCCGATCCTTCTGATGCGAATATCCCGTACGCTAATACCGGGTGCGGCGCATTTGTCGCCAATCCGACTGCTCTGTTCATGAACTACATGTACACCCCTGGTTCTCAACAGATTGGTTTTACCAAACCTGAAGACAATGATGCCACCGAATCCCCTGGCCTCATAGTCTACACAGTCCCCAATGCTGCCCCACTTGTTGGCCTCAACTTGTGTGGAGGTACCACGACCGCTGATCCTGGTACTTTGCTGTATCCCAACTACAGCCCAGCCAACCCTGCTTGGGTTTCTCTGAAAGATTGTCAGGAAATTCAAAATCTATCCTCGAAGTTCCGTCTCGTTTCTGCTGGCGTCACTCTTGAATTTATGTCCACTGCCCTTACTGGCTCTGGAGAGTTAGCCTTTGGCTGTATTCCCTCCTCTGCCTTCCAGCAACGTGGTCTTATCATGAATGATACCAATTTTGAAGTCTTGATGAAAACTCTGTCTTGGACAGATTTCCTCGATCTTGAAGGTGTGCAAAAGTGTCCGGCCATTGAAGGTTGCACATTAGTTTGGACCCCCTATGATGAGTCTACGACTGAGTATCGTGAGTCTATTTTACAGTATGTTTCTTCACAGGACACTGTACCCGGACTTAATCGAATTCGGCCAACGATTCAACAGGTCAAACGAACTGCTTTATCGAACAGTAAGAGTGCCTTGAAAAAGGATCACCCTCACATTCGTACCTACAATCCCACCACTGATGCTTTCTTACCAGTAGTGAAAACTGCTGATGAAGCCCATCGCAAACGTTCTGAATACGTTGACCTTTGCAAGCGGAAGGGGCGCAAGCCTCATCCCACTGCCTATGCTGTCGACGTAGACCCTTCATCTGCGTTTGAGGTTACGATCGAGTACCTTGGTGCTGGTTTTAGCGTCCCTATGCCTTGTGATGGCACGCAAGATATCATGTCTGCAATTGCAACTTCTGTTGCGATGGCTGGTGAACTTGCTGCCCAGGCTGGCGCTGGAACTTTCGATTTGAAGTCGCAAGACGAAATCATTATCGAAGCCATGGAACAAAATCCTAATCCCAATTCCCCCTATATGGTTTGCATGTGGAACGGTGTGGCTCCCGCCCTCGCTCCTAATGTAGTCGGCGCCTTTGATTGCTACGAGTTGTCATACTATTGCAACTACGAGCTCATCCCCGATGAACAAACATTCCGTATCGCCCAGTCCCCTGCTAGCCCTGCCTATGTTGGCAACCCAGGCCCGGCTATTGCCGCTGTTAACACAGTGCCGCTTTCTAACCCTGGAAAGCCTGCTCCTGCAAAATCCAC